ATTTACCCGGAAAGATTAAAATTGGGGATGATGTTTATCCTTCACCTTTCTTTAAAAGGTTCTCAGGATCTTGGGAGAGTGGTAAAACCATCACTGCAGGATACGATATTAAAATAGGAAACCTGTGGGAGCGTAAAGGAACTAGTTCTAAGATACAACATAGAAGTTTTAGAGATAACCACGTAGCCGCGAATGGTACGAGACCTAACTACTCTGTGATAGATGAGGTAGGTTTCATGAGTAACCTTATTGATGTCCTCGGGCAAATGAAGGAAGCTGCAGCTGATGGTACTGTAAAACAGGGTACTATATGGTTAACAGGTACAGGTGGTGATATGGATGGTGGAGCTACAGAACAAGTAAAGCAGGTATTTTATTCTCCTGCCGCATTTGATTGCCTGGAGTTTGAGGATGAGTTTGAAGGTTACCAGACTAAGATCGGGTTCTTTGTTCCAGCATGGATGACACTGAATCAGTTTAAAGATGAACTTGGGAATACTAACTGGAGAGCAGCTATGAAGTACTTGCTTAGAAAGAGGGCTATCCTTAAGAAAAATGTTAAGAAGAAAAAAGCGTATGAAGATGAAATAGTTCAGAGACCGATCACACACTCTGAGGTATTCTTAATGAATAACAATTCTATATTACCTGTTGCGGATCTTAAAGAACATAAAGACAGTATGTTAGCTTTACAATCTGATCCAAATGTAGCAGGATTAAATGGGTGGATGTTTATTAATGATGAGGGAAATCCTTATTTTAAACTAGATCCTGAGAATTACAAACCTACAACCTACCCTGTTAAACCGGATGAGGATAACGAGGGCGCGGTAGTAGTATGGGAAAGACCGGATGAAGGAGCAGAGTACGGATGGTATGTAGCAGGGAATGACCCCTATGATTTTGATGTAGCACCTAACTCAGTCTCACTGGGATCTGTTATTATCATGAAAAGAGGGTCTGCCATCAATGGTGGATTCGATAGGATAGTAGCTGAGTACACAGGAAGACCATCTTTAGCTGTTACGTTCTACGAACAAGTAAGAAGATTATTAAGATATTATGGAAATGCTAGTTGTTTATATGAAAATGAAAAGCAACATATCAAAGAACATTTCAAAAATATGCACTCTATAGATTTGTTAGCTTTTACTCCTGGAGTTCTTAAAGCAAACGAAACATCTAAGACTGCGAGAGTTAGAGTTTATGGGCAACACATGAGTGTTCAGATTAAACGTGAGTGTGAAATTTACACAAGAGAATGGTTACTTACACCAATAGGTGATGGAAAATTGCAATTACATACAATAAAATCCATACCTTTGTTAGAAGAGTTAATTGCTTATAATGAGACAGGTAACTTTGATAGAGTAATAGCATTAATGTTAGTTGTAATCCAACTGATACAAATGCGTAACATAGTGATTGAGGAAGTAGATGCTATCAAAGAAGAGGAGGAAGAGCCTGACTTCTTCGCTAGAAAACTATTTCAAACTAATATGAGACGATAATAATTATATGGAAAATAATATTCAATTAGAGCAAACTTCAAATGCTATGCCACCTCAGCATATTAAGTCTTCTCTTAAAGGTGCATCATGGGGTAGAAATTGTGTGAATGCAATTAAAGGTATGTCTTCTGGTGTAGACGAGATGGGTCGAAGTACCCGCGAAAACAAGGAAGAGAATTACGATTTAATTAATTCCAGGTTCAAGGAGGAAAACTTTGAACATGTATTAAATCCTTATGGGATTGATTTAGGTAAGTATGGTGGGTCAGCCACTCAGATGCAGAACTATAATATAATTAGATCTAGGTTAGAGACTCTTCGAGGTGAAGAGATGAACTCTCCCCTGGATTTCTTCGTTTATGCAATTACTGGGGAAGCTGTATCAGCTAAGAAGCAAAAGCGTAAAGAGGTTCTTAAGGATCTTATGAAGGCTAGTATTCGTATGGAGTTTCAGTTAGATGATGCTATCACTGCTTTAGAAGAGCAGATGAGTCAGCTTCAACAACAAATGCAAGGTGCCCAGGATCAACAGCAGATGCAAGAGATGCAAGGACAGATGCAAGAACTTACTCAACAAAGAAATAACATGCCTGATATCCAAGCAGAGATGAAAGCATTCAACTCTAAATACGCGGATCCAACAGAGCAAACTAATAATAAAATATTAAAATTCCTGAAACGTAATGATCAACTAGCACTTAAGTTTAACTTAGGGTGGTTGCATGCGTTAGCTTCTGCAGAAGAAGTATACTATACAGGGATTGTAAGAGGTCATCCTTCTTGTAGAGTTGTAAATCCTTTACAGCTAGACTACGATAAAGGTGCTAATACTACTTTCATACACGAGGGAAACTGGGTGCGCGAAGAGTACTGGTTACCTATCGGTGAAGTTATAGCACAGTTCGGTGACGTTCTTACAGATTCACAAGTTAAACAGATATCTTCTGGTAGAGCAGGTCACGCATTCACCCAGGGTGGTATGCAACAAGGATTTGTTTACTCATACGATGGAGGCCAAAAGCGTTCTCAATTTGTAAATGGAGTAGGTACGCACGTATACGTTATGCAGTGTGCTTGGAGATCTTTTTCTAAGGTAGGTATGCTTTCATATCCGGACCCTAGAACAGGTCAAATGACCATGGTGGAAGTAGACGATACCTTTAAGATGCCGGCAGAACTAGAAGCTACCGGAGCAACTATACGATGGGAGTGGGACACCGACATCTGGGAAGGAACTCTGATAGGTAATGATATCTATGTAAACGTAAGAGCTAAAAACAATCAAACTAAAAATTTACCTTATGTAGGGTATGTTTATAACAACGTAAATTCAGTAGCTACCTCTATGGTAGACTTAGTTAAAGCTCACCAATATACATACATCATTGTATGGTGGAGATTAGAACAGGAACTAGCCAAAGCTAAAGGACGTAAGTTCATAATGGATATGGCCCAGTTACCTAAGTCTATGGGGTGGGATGTTGACAAGTGGTTATACTACTTTGAAAACCTAGGTGTAGTTTGGATCAATTCAAAAGAAGAAGGTAGAAAAGGGGACCCAACTAGTGTGTCTCAGTTCAACCAGTTCCAAAGTATTGATATGACTCTATCTCAGGTAGTTGGACAGTACATGTCAGTTATCGAAAAGTTAGAAGCATTAGTAGAAGACATCATGGGTGTATCTCCTCAACGTATGGGTGGGATCAAAGCTTCTGAAACTGCTACAGGTGCACAAACAGCTATAGCACGATCTACTAACGTAACTAAGCCATGGTTCTATTTCCATGATCTAGTTAAAGAGGCTGTTCTTACAGAGATGTTAGAACTTGCTAAGATTGCATATATAGACGGACGTGAACTAGAATTAGTTCTTGATGAGCTTGAAGTAGAGACTCTTAAGATTGATGGTAACAAATTGAATGGCTCACAGATGGGTGTATTCGTTACTAACTCTTATGAAGACAAACAGAAGAGAGAGAAAATGGAGCAGCTTATTACTTCTGCTGTACAGCAAGGTAAAGCATCACTATTAGATGTTGCTAATGTTCTTGATTCTGACTCTATGTCTTATGCTAAGTCTAAACTTGAAGAAGGGGAAACTAAAGCACAAGAAGCAGCACAAGCTTCAGAACAAGCTGCATCAGATGCTCAAGAGAGAATGGCTCAAGGTCAACGTCAGGAAAGAGATGTGGATAGAGCACAAGATCTACAGATTGCTCGTGAGAATAACGAGACTCAGCTTACTATGAAGAAAATGGATATCACCAAAGATATAATGGGAGCTACACAAGAAGTGGAAGACATTGTAGCTATGGCAGGTGTTGCAAGAGCTGATGATGCTTTAGAACTTGAGAAAGAGAAAGAAAATGCTCGTGCAGCTGAGAAGCAACGCGAGTTAGATATTAAAGATAAAGAAGTAAAGATTAAATCACAAATACCAAAGAGCAATGGAGCTAAAAAGTAAAGTTAGTGGAGCATAAAGGTAAAATGGATGATGACAAAGATTAATCGTAATAACCTATAAATCAATACGGTAGAAATAAAGTGAAATATTTCTCATAACAAAAATTGTTATGATACATAATTTTATAGTATCTTTACCACAACAACAAAAATGTTATGACAAAATTTTCAAGTATTTGGGGTGATCTAGACGTAGGGAAAGTAGATCAAGCTCCAGCAGGTGACGAAAGAAAACCTGACAAAGATGCCCCTGAGGACACTAAAGCAAAACTTGCGGCAGATGAAGAAGAAGAAGAAGAATCTAAATCAAAGCCGGACGTTGAACCAGATGTTGACACACCTGGTAATAGTAATGTTGCTAAGGAAGAGGAGAAAGAAAAAGCTGATGATGAAAAGGAAGTTCTTGAATTTACTGAAGACGATGTAAGCAAAGCTTACACAATGCTAGAAGACGAAGGAGTCTTAGAGCTAACTGAAGACGACGAGTTTGAACAAACCGCAGCAGGTTTAGGAGACGCAGTTGCCGCTACAGTTAGGAATAAGTTAGCTGCAGAGATAGCAGCAATTCCTCCAGCAGTACAACAGTTCTACGCGCATGTAATGGAGGGGAATGATCCTAGTACATTTAAAGCAGAACAGAACTTAACCTGGGCAGAAGTTGATTCTACTGATGAAGAAGTTCAAAAAGCTGGGTTAAAGCAAATGTACTTAGCTCAAGGAATGACAGCAGAAGAAGCTACAGAGGAAGTTGACGATGTAGTTGCAGCAGGAAAGCTAGAGAAAAAATCTGGTATAGCTATTGCGACTCTTATCAAACAAGACAATAAGAACGCTGAAGCTAGAGAAGCTGCTAAACTTGAAGAAGAAAAGTTAGTTGCTGAAAAGCGGAAGGAAGAAGTTCTAGGAATAGAAAAAACTATCGATGATGCTGACGAGTACGCTGGCTTTAAACTAGACGATAAGAAGAAGAAAGAGTTTAAAGATTACCTTTTTAAAGTTAATCCAAGAACTGGAAAAACTCAGATGCAAGAGAACATGGCAAATGAGGATAGACGTTTAACAGTTGCGTTCTTAGACTACGTTAACTACTCAAAAGCAGATCTTGAGAAAGATGTTGCAGACAAGTTAACTAGAAACAGAGCTAAAAAATTAACTCGTTATTCAGATAAAAATATTGGTAATACCAATAGCAGTAAGAGTGTTACTACCAAAGTAAATAAGAATGGTGGTAAAGTAAAATTCCCAACAATATTTGGGGCCCAAAATATAGAAGTCGAGGACTAAAATAATTCCTCTAAATTTAATAAATAATTATGTTTCAATCAGATGTATCACCTTTACAATTGCACAAATTACGTGCACTTCCATCTGGTATGACAGAATCAGACCACCTTTCTCAGGCTTACTTAACTGAGCCAGAAAGAATGGACGCTGTTCTTGCATACGCATTTGGTACGCAAAACGAAACCGTTCTTTCAATGTTGACAGGCGGTATCGGTAACACACGTTTCGTTTCTAATCGCGAGTATACTTGGGATTTACACGGACAAACTGAAAGAGCTGTTGTAGTGACAGGACCTTTACAAGCAGGTAATGCTGGTGCAGGTGGTGTTTCTTTCAGATTCAAAATGGAAGAAGGGATCTTCCAAATCTCGGATAACTTAGTTTCAGATAATGGAACAATGTTACGAGTTTCTAATGTTACTTCAAACGGTATAGATTATATCTACACTGCTGTTTTAACAGACCCAGATCCAAAAAAATTCATTGATGCAGATCAATTATTAAACGGTGCTAGAATGTCGAAAGATTTCTCTACTGTTGAAGAGTTCTCTGATAAAGGTGGCGGAACAGATTTCGTTGCTCCAATGACTTTAAAGAATCAATTAACTACTTTACGTAAGCACTACGCGGTTTCAAGATCGGCAGCTACTGACGTTATGGTAATTGAATTGTTCTCTGAAGATGGACAGTCTACTAAAATGTGGACTAAATTAGCAGAATGGACTGCTATGGCACAATGGTACAAAGAAATAGATCGTTCTTTTATCTACACAATTTATAACAAAGACCCTCAAGGTCAAGTTAGATTGCAAGGTAAAAACCAACGTCCTGTTTATCATGGAGCTGGTGTGAGACAACAAATCTCTCCTGCTAACAGATTGTACTACTCTAAATTAACGTATGATGTTATTGATGAGTTCTTATTAGACTTATCGTACAATGCATCTCGTTGGGGTGGAGACTACAACTTTGTAGCCTTAACCGGAAAAATGGGTGTTAGAGAATTCAACCGTGCAGTATTAGAGCGTCAAAAAGACCTTGGTATTACTGTAACTAACTCAGGAACCTTTATTACAGGTAC